ATAAAAAACAGAGACATATAGCCTCTGTTTTATTATTATATACCAACATACGTTAACCAGTAGCTTGAGTTCCGCCAACCGAGTCTGCTACAGCTCGGACAAAGCTTTCGCCAATACCGTTCTGTTGTTCGTCTGCACCGTACTGAATAGCGTTGTCATAACGTATGGTTAACGCAACTGTTACAGCGTCACTAGTAGCATATGCCAGCGTGTTGTAGTTTGCTGATTCAATATAACACCCAACTAAGTGGAATCTATCAATAACATTAGGACCACTTGCGCCGTTGCCACCATCAAGAATTTCAATCTTTGTTTGAAACTTATAAGTGCCAGCTGCGACCGCACTTGATTGTTCAAAGAAGTCAAACTGCTTTTGAAGCTGCTGACCTACAACTTTTTGAATGTTGTTGTTTGCATCTTCACGTAGGTTAAGGGTAATTGGTTCCCAAGTAGGTTTACCAGCAAAATAACTTCTGCTGTTATAGGAATCCACAGTTACTTGTTCAAATGTCACATTAGGACGAGTTACGTCAATTACTTGGCGTGATACTTCTCTAACACCGTCCGGTCCTCCGCCAGTTCCGAAGCTGTCAAATAGTACTCTGAATCGGTATTGCATTTTAGGCATCAACAGTGAGGAGTTAGATCCGCCTGCTTCTGTTGGTACGCTAATGTTTTGTAAAGTTGTGATTGGCATTACTTTCTCCTATTATCTACTTGTATTTATGTGAACATTAGATTTTTTTCTTAGTGAGATATATTAAGAGACTTTCCAGTTTTTAATAACAAACATCGCAAACAACTAAATAATACTATGGAAGAGATCAAACAATTTTTATTAGCTACTCCGCCTAGATGGCGCACTCGAAGACTTCAAAAAATCCCCGAGTACCTTGCGTGGTTTGCCACGCAATATCCTTGCGTGGCAATTAACATTGCAATTGACGCATTCTTGAAGGACATTTCGCCTTATTGTAAAGTATGTAACTCACCAGTTAACTCACCAGGAAAACTAACGTGTTCAGTTAAATGCAGAGTAAAAACAACAGACTACACTGCACAAACTGAAAAAAGAAAGAAAAGCATGCTTAAAAAATACGGAGTTGATAATCCAGCCAAGTTATCAAAAGTTCAAGAAAAAAGAATTAATACCAACATACAAAAGTACGGAGGCAAAGTTTCACAAAAAACACGTGATCAAGCAAGTGCTCGCGCTGGTGAGTTAAATTCCAAAGGGAAAGAAACTATTAAGCAACGCCATGGAGTAATCAACGCTGGACAAATTGATGGTCATCGAGATAAATGCAGGACCACACTTTTAAAAAATTACGGAGTAGACATCTATTTTAACAGCCAAGAATTTAAGTCTAAACAGATTACTCAATCTATTTCAAAGTACAACAGTCTAGCAGGAGATGATGTCGATGTAGTTAATGTGTCTGATTACACAGGCCAAATTGAATTTAAGAATCCTAACCAAAGAATTCTCTATAATTGCTCTCGGTGCGGTAATCAAGAAACCATAGCAACTGAAACATTCAAATGGAGACAGCGAGAACTAGGTGATATCTGCAGGTGGTGCAGTAAAATATTAAACGGGTCCAAGGCTGAAAATGACATACGATCGTTTGTTCAATCTCTTGGATTTATTACCTTAGATAATAACAAGTTATTGGGCAGACAAGAAATTGATATTTTTATTCCTCAAAAGAATGTTGGTATTGAATACAACGGGCTATACTGGCACAACAGTTTGAGAATTAACAACAATTATCATAAAGAAAAAAGTGAAATGGCCATTAGTAAAGGAATACGATTAATTCATGTATTTGAAGACGAGTGGATTAATTCAAGAGCAATAGTAGAATCAAGAATTAAAGCAATACTAGGCCAAACCGATAACGTTGTGTACGCAAGAAAGTGTCAAGTGAAAGAAATCACCAGTAAAGCTACTAATCTGTTTTTAAAAGATAATCACTTACAAGGATCAGGCAGATCTTCTGTCCGTCTTGGATTATTTTTTGACAACCAATTAGTTAGTGTAATGACATTTTTATTAGGAGACATCAGCAAAAATCTCAAGGGGTGGGAACTCAATCGGTTTTGCAGTCTAGTTAACTATCGAGTAACTGGTGGAGCTAGCAAGTTGTTTAGGCATTTCACTAAATTTTATTCGCCTGACCAAATAACCAGCTTTGCTGATCGTAGATGGTCTGAAGCTCACTCTGTTTATGAAAAACTAGGGTTTACTTTCACTTACAACACTAGACCAAACTATTGGTATTTTCGATCTAACGAAATAAAAAGATATCATCGATATAAACTTCGAAAGCCAACCAACACTGTGATGACAGAAAAAAACTTACGGTTATCACAAGGCTGGCTGCGTATATACGACTGCGGCAGCAGCAAGTGGGTTTGGTCAAGAGAAAAGGCAGTATAACTGCCTTTTCTTGTTTCACTCTATTATATAACTTATCTTATCCCAGAGATGCTATTTCGCCTGTGTTCTTAATACGCAAAGGAATAAAAATAAATTCGATTGCCTTGACAGGTTCTATGGCCACATCCAAGAAAAGTTCGTTACGATCAATACGACTTGGAGTGTTATTACTCTCGTCACACACTACTAGGAAATCGTATAAACCTCGCAATCCTACAAGTTCTAGAAGAAGTGAATCTGCTGCTGCTTTAATCTGATCACGTGTGATCTTATCGTTCGGCTCAAACAGATATGGACGAGCTAGTAACTCAAATTGACCACGTAGATAAACAACCAACCGAGCAACATTTATTCTATCTAATGCACTTGCATTTCTTGCTCGAGTATTCTGTCCAAATACAACAAGTCCTGCACCGCTAATAAACGTAATCGGATTAATACTGTTAGCATACAGCGTGGCACGCTGTCCTGTGTTTAAGGCAACACTTATAAACTCGCCTTCACTACTGATGTAGCCTGATGCACTTGCGTTGGTTACTCCGCCTCTACGAGTTCCTGCTGGGGCAAACCACGGAAACGCCACTTGATCGTTTAGCACTATAGTACGAAGCGCCATGTGACTTGGTGGTACAACAATGTTGTTACCAAAGTTGTCACTAGTGAATCCCCACAAGTAGTACATGCCCATGTATTCATCTCGACTAACTGCGCCGTTGATGTTGTCTTCCACTGCCAAATTAACGTTTGATCCCCACTCGTTAAGACTAGTAGCGTCTGGAGTTAATCTTGCTGGTGTATCACCTACTACAAACGCAGTAATTCTTCGGTCGTAGTTTAGACTAATCATTTCCCCAATTAGTTCCGGATAGCCCGGAGTAGCCATCAAGTTAAACTGTTTTGATTCTTCATCACGTATCTGCTGGTTTCCATTAACCATGGCTTGAAATGCTTGTACAACTGACTTACGCTGCGCAATTCTACCAAACGAACCTGATCCGTCGATGTTGTTGCCTGAGTCAGTAACCCAACGGTTTGGATAATAGTCAGACATTGACTGATCTTCAAGTTCTCCACTACCTCCCACTGCTTGGAAGCGAATATTGTCACCAGCTGTGTCTATGTAGTTTCGTACATAACGCTTAACGTTAAATCCACTTCTACGCATGTTCCATAGCAGCATACCTTTTGGGTATAGCGCTGGATCAGGTGCATCTGGATCCAAATAATCAGATAGTAACAATTCGTCGATATCTGCCGGAGCACTGTCACTACCAGCATTGCTCCAACGAGCATCTGCAAACAGAATGCCTTCTTCAGATGTTTGATCAGTTTTGTCAAGTAAGACCCATTCTGATCGTTGCCCACTGTAACGATATACACCCGGATAATTATCAATGTCAGCAGTGTCAATCCAAAGATCACCTTCTACTAGTGAACTGCTGTCTCGTTGTGAAGTAGGTTCACTTGCGCTGACAATTGGTCCAGTAGCATCAGTTTCACTAAGTTCGTTAGCATATCCTACCCAACCGTTACCGTCGTGTATCATGATATCAACTTCATCAACAACTGAGTTATACCAAATTTCACCGTCAGCAGTAAGACTCAACGGCTCATCTGGTGACGCTGTATACTCCAGCTCTCGCCAGTTAGATACAACCAGTGTATCAAATCCAATATTGCCCAGTGCTGAGCCT